GGCTCAGTAGTCTCTGGTGCTTCTGCCTCTGGGGCTGCTGCTGCGGTAGCTGTCACTTCACCGCTGAAAACATCTGACATGATAACTCCTTACATGAGAGGTGGAGGCAACGCGCCTGCTGGTGCACTTTGTTGTTGTGGAGCCGCTGCTAATTGCGACTCAAGAAGCTGCTGAGCTGGAGCTTGTGGTGGAGGTTGAGTCATCTGAGCGACCATGAGACCACATGCGTCGATGAACTGTCTCAAAAGGTCTAGCTTGTCCTCTTCCATGCCCCTGACATAAGCGTCACAGTAATAGAGCTGTGCCATACGTTGCATCTTATCTACTGGCAGATAGGGCTCTGGTGGAATGTAGACACCTTCCTCGAGCATCTTCTCAATCATGCGCTGCACAATGCGAGTAGGCGCCACTGCAAGGCCTGTGAACTTGTCGAGGTCTGGGAAGTCGAGAAGCTCTTGAGCTGTATCAGGGTCAATCATGCCCATCTGCATAAGCTCACGGATTGATTCGATACGAGCACCAGGCTGATCTGGAAGTGCTGAGGCAGGGAAGCACTGCACAACATACTCATCGTCCTTGAGGTCAATCTCAGTCCAATCGATGCTCTCAAGACCATTCTTGCGGTCAAAAGCCTTCGATGGAACAGGCTTACCTTGAGCTGCAAGTGCCTTAGCCTCGTCGATGAACAGGTGAGCAAGGTCTAGATGGAACTGCTGATACTGGTAGCTAGTGAGGGCAAAGCGGTCTGACTGAATATCAGTCATCTCACGCAAAGCACGGCCTGAAGCGTTGGCACCCAATGGGTTTCTCGAGGACGCTGCAAGTTGAGACACACCGATGATCTCATAGGCTCTGTTGTAGAGCATATTCAATTGGTTAAAGAGCTCTGGGCTTACAGTCTGAGCAGTCTGGATGACAGGAGGAGTACCACGGTACTTCACAATCCCACCAATCTCGTTTGTGAGCTGGTTCGTGTTAACCGAGGAGCCTTCTTCAATGAACACACGAGGGTTTGAGAGCAGTCGCATGCTTTGCTGCATGTGCATCGCAAGACGGTTGATCTCAATCTGAATGCCCAAGAGGTCTTCAGTGATAGAGCTGCCATAGAAGCCAACGGGCTGCACAGTGTAGCGGATGACTGCAAAGGGAAAGCGCTCTCTTTCATAGGGCTCTGTGACGAGCGTTCCACCAGAGACTGCAATGATGTGGAGACCATCTTGTCCATCAGAGTTTGGCAGCCTCCAGCCCTCAACAACTTGAATCACTTCTGTTGGAGATGAGCTGTTTTGTCCCATGACAGTCTTAGAGCGCTTAATCATAGCCACTTTCTCAGGATCATCAGCAAACTTCTTTAGAAGCAGCGTCTTAGAAACAAAGCGACGTTGATACATGCACTCTGGGTTGCCGTAGTAAGCGTCATTAAGGTCTACGAGCATCTCATCAGGGAACACACGCTCTGCACAGATCTTTCCACCCTCAGAGTAGACCTTGATGAAGCCCGTTCCAAAGATACAAGCGTCTCTCAGGGCAAGTGGTGCAATCTCATGCACTCGTGCTCCATAGAAAGAACCCTTAGTCCACTTTGTGAGCTTCTCAGCCTGGCGCTGCTTTGACCAAGGTGCTCTTGAGGTCAGGAATGTGGGTGCAATGCGGTCTTTGGCGAGCTTGGACACGAGTGTGTCGATGCCAGACTTCACTACATTAAGTGTGAGCCTGTTCTGACGAGCCACACCGATGTTGCCTGGAGTAGAGGAGAGCACATAGTTGGCGATGGAGAGACCTGTGATCTCTTGGTTGTTATAGAGCCTCAGGCATCTCAGATTGTTCTGTTGAATCCCCATCTGATTGCTGTCCAGCGTGTCCAAGAGGCCAAACAGATATTGAGCACGTTGCTGCTCGGTTAGATCTTCGTCGAACCACTGCCGTCCCTTCATTAACTCCATGATTCATCTTCCTTGTTGATTTGAGGAATGCCATAGGCTGCGTCAATGTCCCTGAGTGTAGCATAGGGATTAGAAGACGGCAGGAGCGGCTCTGATTGTGCCACCACAGGAAGCTGCTGACTAAGCTGTATCGTGAAGGATTCATCCTTGAAGACCTCAACCCCATGCTTACGGAGGACTTCAAGTAGCTTATCAATTGATTCGATTTTCTCTGGTGTCATAGAAACTCCATTTCCCTTTGTTCCTGTTGGTACTGTCTCTCAATCTCAAGTCGAATGCGCTCTTCTTGCTCCCTGTGCCATGCGATGGAGTTAGGCTCAGGTCTATTGTCAGGCACTTTTGAGAGATAATGCGTTGATTCACGCCAAGCGTAAAGGAAAGCGTCACAGCGGTGGTTGGCAAAGCGTGGATCTTCTATAAACCTGCCATCCTTCTCTTCATCCCACTGTAAGGCTGTAATCTCTTCGATGAAGTTAATCTCGATGGGGTTAACGAGCACCTTACCAAGACGCAGGTCATCATTGAGTAGCTGAATAAACTCTGCCTTCTGGGTCTTCTCAGCTGGAAAGACTGCTACTCCATAACGCTTCCTAATCTCAGCAGCTATCTGCTTACCCAGGCCTCCAGTATCAGCCACGATTCTTACGAAGGACTTATACCTAGAGGTGAGTTCATCAATCTTGCGTACGATGTCTGTAATGGTCATCTCTGACTTGGCGTAAGTCTCTACTACATAGAGTTTGGGCTCATCAGGTCTGTAGCCCACTACAACGAAGGCAGTCTCATCATCGTAGCCCAAGTCGATACCAAGAATGTAATCGAGCTTATTGGGTATGCCTACAGCAAGGTTCTTCTCTCTTGAGAACTGATAGACTTGAGAATCTGTAGAGCCACACCACTCTCCAAGCCACTCTCTTCTATAAGCTGGAGTGTCCTCAGTCCAAGCTCTCTCTTTCTTACGAGCGTCTAGCCACTCACGGGCATGTGGGATGAAGGGGTTATCGAGGATAGTCCAGTGATGCACGGAGTAGGGTGAATCCTGTTTCGTTGTAGCCTCATAGAAGAGCCCTGATAGCCTAGCAGAGGGTGTTCCTATCATAGCGAGAGTACCATTGAGGTCTATGAGAGCTGGCTCAATGACTTCCTCGACCATCTCCTTAAAATGAGATCTGAATGAAGCACATTCATCTAGAACTACGAGGGGAAACTTCTGACCACGGAACACTTCAGCAGTAGCTTCATCGTTTGCACCTGCCAGGAAGATGTCTGACCCATTGAGAAGTGTGACTCTAAGCTCTGTCAGGTTAGGCTCTGATTTCCAGTAAGGACGTGTGAGCTCAAGAAGCGTCTTCCAAGCAATGCGCTTTGCGTGACCTCTCGTGAGTGCAACATAGGGCACAGTGCAGTTTGGATGCTTTAGAGCCTCAGCAACAACGTATGAGCACGCCATGTGGGTTTTACCAGCACGACGTGAACATATTGCAGCCTTGAGCTTCCTAGGGTCTTTGATGAAAGCGACTTGCTCTTTAAACAGTTTAGGCTTGAACGTGAGACTCTTGCGATGCTTTGCCTCTAGTTCCAGCAAAGCTAAAAGTTCCTTCTCTTTCTTTTCGCGCTCAGCTGGAGTCACTACCAAAGTTCCTCTATTGGCTTTGCAAAGCAGTCAAACGCACCTGAGTCATACAACTTTTGGATCTCTTCTCTCACCGGCACCTTGTTGAAGCGACGCCAGACCACTTCTGTACGCTTGCGGTTCTGATTGCTTTCATCTGCTTTTTTTGAACGGTCATAGCCTACACGTCCTCTGCTTGAGGCTGTTGCCTCAAACTCGAAGCGTTCCCAGTTTTGAGGCATTTGCACAGGCTGGTCATAGTTGGACAAGATAAAGCTGCCTTGGCAAGCGTCTAGGGTGTTTGCCAGTGCCTGAAAGTCTTCCATTGTGTAACCTTTGTAGCTTCCGCAATCGGTGCCAGGATAAGGCGGATCGCAATAGAAAAAGGTCTGTGGTGAGTCCCATTGCTTAATAATTTTGAGTGCGTCATCGCAGGCAATATAAACAGAAGCCATGCGATCAAGGTAGTTTGGTAATTGCTTGATTTTGTTTGTCCATGTTGCGCTTAGATTGCGACCGTAAACATTACGACCCCAACCACCATTCAAGTTGTTTGCAAAACTCTGCTGCACATTGACGTAATACCTACGGGCCGCCTCAAGTTTATCTTCGCAATCTAATTCTTTGGCAATCTGGTGTTCGTGTTCACTGTAGAGAGTGAGTTGCAAAGCATCGACAAGTGCAGGGCCATGGTTTTTAAGTTGCTGGTAGAAGTTGATAAGCCTTTTGTCATGATCATTGATGACTTCCCTATAATGATGGGTGTTCGTCACCTGCGGCCAGGGCTTTGCAAAGAAGATAGCCGCTCCACCGCAAAACGGTTCAACGTACACCGTATGCCTTGGAATGAGAGGCACGATCTTTGAACTCATGCGCTGTTTCCCGCCATAATAGCTAATGACTGGTTTCATCCTTAATAACCTCTGCTTCAATGGCCACGTCTACCACTTCAGCTTCTAGTTCCTTCTTGAGCTCTTGGATTCTCTTTTGTCTCTCTTCTGGATCTAACTTGTGTATGTGCTCCACGTTTCCAGACACTTCGTGCTTCTGAACCTCAGTCAACTTCATAAGTGCTTTATGTAGATAGATAGTCGCAGCAGTAAAGCCTGGGTGGTCTGGATTATCGAGAATCTGGTGCATAGCCCACTTGGCTTTAGGTAAGAGATCTTGAACGTGGGACTGAATAAACTCTTCTCTACCTTCTTTAATCTTTTGTTTAAGTTCTGGGTACTTATTCTGTAAGTTACTCATATTACTTGGATTAGGTGACCTGCCAAGAGCCTGTTGAATGGTGAGCATAGATGCCCCTTCCTTTGCAAGTTCATGTGCAAGGTCAGCATCAATGGGCTTCACTTTAGGCCCAGGCTTTTTAAGATCTTTAGGATCTTTCTTCTTTGTCACTGTGTCCCACAATAACTTGATGGTTACTTGTTAACTGTCTTGAGAAAGTAAGAGGCCGCTTGCACCCAGATGTTATCACGCTGTGAGGGTGGAACGGTATAGAAGAACTGAAAAGCCTTGTTCCTCTCAGCCTCAGAGAGTGTTTTGTCTTGCATCACCTTGAGTAACTCAGACGCCACAGCCTTAGAGTTAGGGGCTTCTGATGGTGATGAAGGTGTGTCTTGGCTGCGGTGATACACTCTCATTCTTGAGCCTTTGCCGCCTTTGCAAGACGAGCCTTCTCGATAGGTGTAAGTGCCTTCTCGGGTGCATACGAAGTGAGTGTCATCTGAGGGATGTTGGTGGTCGGGACTGCGACTGTGATGTTCTGGTGTTTGTCATGAACAAAGGCTAGGCCTTGGTCAAAAGAGATATCAAAGTCAGCTTCATTTGCTGAGTTAACCATTTTACCGCCAATCTTAACGGCTTGATAGAAAAACACTGATTTGAGCTTCATGCCATTCTCCATGTCTAAAGTGAGGTACGTGGAAAGATCTGATGTTGAGTTTGTTGAGATACTTCTGTGACTCGAGTGTCTCACTTGAGGTGAACACTATGGGCTGAAGGTTTGCCTCTTTGATGAGGTTCTTGCCAATAGAGAAGCCTCTAAACTGGTGCTTTGTGTAGACCCAGTGGAGGACTGAGAAGCCTGGGTAGTTCTTGAAGACAACGTATCCAAGGACGTGAGTAGGGTCTTCCGAGTCTACAGCACAGAGGGCTTTTGAGGTGGCAAGTGAGAGCTTGACTGCTGGCTCATGTAGCCCAAAGTAGAGTGACTTGGGCATGTCCTTGAAGGCTGGACAGAGGTGGTATGCACCCTTCAACCAACTTGAGAGAATGAGTGATTCATCCTGGGATGTGGCTGGTCTGATTTGATACATCAATTTCATGAAGGGCTTTCTTTAGTTCTTGCCAGCGCGTTTCGATTTGGTTGAGCTCTTTGCGGAGCGGCCTACGGGCTTCTGCAAAGGCTTGCTCTGTTTTGTCGATTTGCTCTTGGAGGGCTTCTTGAGCTTTTTGCTCTTCTTCTTCGAGGTGGAGAATCTTTTGGCTGATGTCTCCATACTTTGTGCAGAGCTCTGAGTACTCTTTGTCGATTGATTCTCTGTCCATACTTTAACTCCATAAAGTGCGATGCAAGCTGCGTCAGTTAAACCATCATGTGGTTTGCGCTCTTTGCCTGAAAGAAATGTTTTGATTCCGAATCTTTGTACAGCGAGGTTTTTAGCTGACTCCTTGATGATGGCTCTCGATCCTCCTTTTAAGGCCAAGGAGCGTTGCCAAACTTTGGGAGCTACCTCATTCCAGTCGTAGCCTGAAAACTCCAACGCTGCGGCTAATCGGCCATAATTTGACCCTATTGTCATCGCAGACTGTCCACCTTCTTTCCCTGTGAGAAAAATCTTTTCAAGGAAAATTAAATCGGGGTTCATGGCTGTCAGCCAATTATAGAAGTCATTGATGTCGATGACACTGTTTTGGACTTTGAATCTGTAGCCTTCAAATTCTGGAAGATTTGGCCAGCAGAGCTCTTCGTTCGTCTTTTCCATATCGGTGTCGTAATAAAACGCACCACCACTTAGACCGGGATCTATCCCTACAATCCTCATGACTATAACTCCTTTGAGGTTTAGGAGTTTGTATCATGAAAGCTGTGGGAATGAAAGTAAGTCACCAGTGACGAGGTAAGGCACAGCGCTACGACTGACACAACCACAGCTGTTGTGAGGGTAGCAGGGTCTTCTGTGAAATACCATTTGTCTGATTGCGCTCTCGCGCGTCTTACTGGGCTTGCTGCCCAGCGCCCTTACCAGGGCTTCCCGCTCAGGGTGTTGCACACCCCGAACCCCGCTTTCACTTTGAGGGTTGGAAATTTGTAGGGTGAGATTCGGGCTTCGATTGGGGGGATCTGATGAAAAAGGAAACCACCCCATCCATTACCACCCTGCAAGACGCTATCGGGGGTAGACCCGAAGGGTCGATGGGGCTCCCCCCATCATAGACCAAACTCTTTCGCTAAACGGTCTGCTAGATCGATGAGCTCTTTTCGTCTTTCAGGGTCAGAAGCCATTTCATCTCGTTTAAGCCTCTCTGTGCGTTTCTCTTCCTCAGTTAGGGTGTTCGTACCTGAAGGGGTGCTTTCGTTTAACAGCGGCTTTGTTTGAGGGGTTTTAAGGTATCTCTCGATGATGACCCTCACCTGACCTCGAGCTCTGTCCATTCTCTCGTCACTCAGGTCTGACCAAGCTGACCATCCTCCCCACTCCTGCACTGCTGCCCATGAGAAGGCTGGCAGGTTCTCTCTCGCCTTGGCTGCGTCCTTTCCGTAAAGGCGTATGCCCTGGACAGCCATGTTCGTGAGCTCAGTGGCTTTGTCAGCGTTTGAGGCCTGACCCTTGCCAGCTTGCTCAAGTATTTCCATCGGGCTTGGCCACTGGCACCGCCTCGCAAAGTGATGGAGGGCTGCCATGATTTCCTGCTCCTTCAGCGAGCTGAGCTCTTTCTCGTAAAACCTTAGGACTTGCGAGGTAATCGTTGGTTTGTCCGCTAACTCCCTCAAAAAGCTCAAACTCTTCAGCACCATCTCGCTCAATGCCATAAATAACCTCACGGAAAGTTTGCTCTTTATCCATCTCAGCAGCCCTAGTGCTGGTCATGGTCTTACCTGTGACGAACGCTGTACGCACTGCTTGCAAGTCCCACAGGCAAGTCTGCAAGGCGTGTGACTTCTCGAGGTAAATGCGCTTGTTCATGCCCACATAGTGCTGAACGAGTGCCATAGCCTCTTCACCAGCCTGCTCGTAAATCTTCTTTGCAATCGAGTTTATGGCTTGGTTGCGCATAGGCGTGCACCCATAGCGCTTCTCATAGGCAAAAGCGTAAGCCTCAAACACGCGGCTTCCAGGCGTAGCATCGGTCTTCTTTGGGGCCGTCTCGGGACGAGCGGCAAATATAGGGGGAGACATTGGGGGTACATCGGGGGTTTTGATCGTTAGAAGGGTTGGTTCATTTTGAGCTATCGGTTGGTTCATTTTGAGCTTACCCGTTGGTTCATTTTGACCCAACCCATCCCCATTGATAGGTTCATTTTGACCCAACGCTTCAACTTTGTGCGCACAGTCATTTGATTCATCTTCAAGCAAAACAATAAGGTTAGATTCAACCACTCGATAGTAATTGCCCTGCTTGTCAATTCTGACTTCGATAAGACCGCTTTGCTCCAGCTTCGTGATTACCCTCTTAAAAGTAGAGGTTGATAACCAAGGAAACTTTGTCTGCCAGAATGTCCGACTACCTTGGAACCATTCCAGATTGCGATTGAGCTTCTTGTAACGGCACAGGTTATAAAGCGTCCGAAGGACAATGGCAGCATCAACACCAATCTTGGCTGCTACAATCGGGTCTACCTTGGAGTAATCAGAGGAGATCTTCCACACATCATCAATCTTCTTACTCATAGATATATTCCTCCAAGGCTACTGGACTGTTGATGCTTTCAAGAAATGCCCAGTTTACCCAAACGTAAATGACCCCATCGATCTTCTTTACTTTCCACAATTTGCTTTCATCCATAATGACGAAACATTGGCGAAGTTCCTTTTCGTCTAAGTAAGTCGCATTCATGAAACTCGTCGGATTCCAAGGAAAATAGCCATCAACATTTGTGTGAATCTTCAAAGAGTATGTGTAACCGCGAGCTAAGTCTGCAAGTAGAAGTGCTGGCAACAAGCCAAACTCATGGACAAACCTGCGATTGAGGTTCCATGACCCAACGCCGTTTGCTCCACGAATGATGTTAAAAATTTGGTTCGCGTCCATTTGATCCCCTTAAAAGTTGCAATGGGGATCAAGGTTCACTAAGGTGAGACCTGAACAGCCATCGCTTCTGGTTTGTTCCATGCCCTGATGGTTGGTCGCCAGTCAGGGTCTTTTCATTTAAGGCCTTATCCCTTATCTTGAGAAAGGCGACAAGAGTGGTCTCACTCTCCTTTCTCTGAGCCCTGGTGTGACACTGGGGTTTCTTTTTTCAAAGTCCAACATCTATAGCCATCATGTGAAATGCCCTCTGTTAGCCTCGCCATGCGTTCTAACTTTACTTTAGGATGATTCCACTTACCCTCGAGCTCTGTGCCGTCAGCGAGCCTAAAACCCATTCGGAAGACTAAAGCCCTTGAACGTGGTCTAGGTGCTCTTGGCTTGAGGACAAAGTAGCCCCCAGCTTCAAGCAGCGGCAAAGCAAGAGCAGGTGGCTTGGCAATCTTGTGGTACTTTTCGAGATTCACTTCATCACCTTGTAAGCAAAGCCCCGTGAGTCATACATCTCCCCAAGCCTAACAATGTAGCCGTGCTCCATAAGGGTCTTGATGTTCTTCTTGATGGTGCTCTCACCGAACTTCACAGGCATGTGCTTCCTCAAATCCATCACCCGGCAGTGAGATTTGCCACCCAAGGCTTGAATGGCTGCATAGACTGAGGCTGCACACACGCCACATGTTTGGATGATGTCATCCCTCAGGGTCATACTTCACAACCTCATACTTCTTGCGGCTGTTGTCTGTCCCAGAGATCTTCAGTTTGCCAGCGTTTACTAGCCTAAGCAGCGCGTCCTTGATGTGACTCTCTTTAAGGAGCTCTGTGCAATGTTTGCCAAGATCCATAGACCTACCTACAAACACACCGTTAAGACGTCCTAGAGCGTCCATAATTAGTGAATCTTGGTGTAAATGGCGCTCAGCTCGTTTAGCGTCCAACCGTGCGTAAGATTCTGGTGATAGCTTTCCCATTCCATAGCTCCTGATTAGGGCATCACATCCACTTTGAGGCCCATAGGTTCTGACTCTTCAATCCAATGTTTGATGAGAATGTTGCACACGGCTGCTAGCGCTACGTTGAGGCTGTCGTATTCTTTCTGACAGACCATTGTGTACTCTTCTCCGTCCTCGGTGATGTTGAGGACAAAGCCATTTTTCACTTTCTCGATGCTAATCATTTTCAGGTTCCCATTCATTGCATGGCAATTTGTAATACAATTTGATGTCTGGAGATGGGCCGATTGCGCCTTTTGATTCAACAAACTTTTCGTATGCTGGCGGCAACATACCCTTGCTTTCAATCAAAGCTAAAATTTCTTTGGCGGCAGTTGACTGAAAAGTATATGACTGAAAATTGTATTTGTGCTCCAGATACGACGATAATATTTCTAAAATTTCACTGCGCTTCATAGCGTCACCTCAAAAGGGCAAATCGCTGTCGAGATCTACAGGAATCATCGCAGCCTGAGGCTCTGACTTTGTAAACGTGCGAATGTTCTTTGCAGTCACAATGAGCTCTACTTTTGTTTCACCTGTTTTGCCCTTGTACTCACGCACTTCAAGAGTGCCATCAACAAAGACTTGGTCACCTTTGCGAGCTTCTTTGAAGAACATTCCTGTCTTCTCCCAGGCGGTCACTTTGAACCACACGGCTTTGTCTTTACTACCAGCAGCTACACTTGCAGAGACAACTTCTTTGCCTTGCGGTGTCATACGTGTCTCTGCGTCGCGGCCCAAGCGTCCAATGATAGTGATGTTGTTGTAGCTCATTATTGTGCCTCCAATTCTTTGATGACTGCTTCAAGTTCTCTAATATCCATCGCTGCATCAGCCACACCGTGCCAATCGCGTTGCTCTACTTTCAACAAAAGATAGCGCCTTAACTCTTCAACTTGTTCTCTCAAATAACTGATTCTCAAAGCCTCTTCCTTTCGAAAATCCAGTGAAGTGTAACGACTAAAAGCGCTAACAAAGCACTCAAGCCAAGGATTAAGCCTGCAACGTAGAGAATGTTAATCATGAGAATGCCTTGTCGCGCTCAAGTCCTGCTGCAATGAGCTTCCAAGACTTGCCACCTTGAAGCTGTTTAATGGCGTCACGAGCGAGCGTCTTCTCCACTTCACTCCACTCTTTCATAGACTTGCCTAGGGCTTCTTCGAGTGCGTCAGGGTACTTCAGACCAGCTTTTGTAAAGAGCTCTGCCATGACGTTGCCTGTGGCTTGTACTGGTGCTGCCTTCGGTGCTGGTGGTGCTTTGTAACTGGTAATTCCTGAAGCAGCGTTGCCGTCATCATCTTGATCAGCCTGTACCACACCCAACATTGCTGAAAGCGCATAACGACGAGCATAAGAGGTGCTGGAGCCCAACTTTTGCGCGTCCGTTGGGTCTTTACAGACTAGTGGGTAACGACCTTCAACATGCTCGCCTGAAGTGTGAATGACTCGGGTAATTAGCACTGGAGCGCCCGAAGGATCGATGTCTGTAAGCTGCAAAACAGCCAAACCATTCTTGTGTAGAGCTTCTCTAATAGCATCCCAAACACTCTCAAGATCCGCATACTTAGAGCGGTAGTGGGGGTTGGTCGAATCTTTAACTGCGTTTTTAATCATGGACTGCGCTTTAACGAGAGCGGAATACAATTCTTTCACAAGTTCTCCTGAGCCCACTTGGGCAAGTTAAGGGTCTGAATAGCCGTGGTGTAGCCCGGCCAGTAATCGAAAGCTGAGCATATAAGATACGTTCTGATTGCTTGTTGGTATAGGCTTCTACCTCTAGCCAACATTGACTCACTCGCCTTGAAAATCTGCACACCATATGGTGCGTCCTTCTCAACAGCGATCCAGATGAAGTCGCGCTTCTTGCCGTCTATTGCTTCACAGGCATCGA